CAGCAAGACCACGACCACGACCAACCATGAACACGCAAACAAAACTCCCGCCCGAGGTGTTCCGGCGTCTCTGCGCACTGCAGAAAAAGCTGCACCGCTGGGCTGAAGAGGAGTGCAACGGCTCCATCCAATGGGAAGACGACGCCTGCACCGTGCCGCGGCGGTATCACCTGGACCGCTGGGGCAGCTACACGATCAAGGGCGAGCGCATCCCTAATAAGGAAGCGCAGTGGCTCATGCAGGCAGAACAGCTGGCCGCCCAATGCGGGGGGCGCGTCTACCACCAGGGCGACCCGCGGGGCTGCGCTCTCTACTTCTACCGGGATTCAGACCTAGAAGGGCGCGCCTTCCCGATCGACTCGATTTACAGCTCAGTGGCTCTGCCCTGCTGCTGAACACCGCCCGGAGCGGGTCAGCAGCTGCTGGCCCATTCCCTGCGGTGCTCACGCACTGCAATCACCCGAGGAGCTTCCATGCAAACCCTCTCCCTTCTTGATCGGGTGGCGATCGCCAAACGGTCGCCGCGTCGAATCACCATCACCGTTAGCCATGCCGTCTCCGAGCGGCTGTTCAATGCCTCCATGGATCAAGGCCGCAGCGTCTCCAACCTCTGCGCATACCTGCTGGAGGCCGCGGCACTGGCGCAAGGGTGACAGCCACCTAGGGGCGGCCCTGCTGCCCTTTACACAACCACGACCACCCACACCATGCCAAGCATTCACGCCGCGGCCCTGGTGGCTCAGCTCGCAGGTCCCAACTGCGGGCTCAACCTTGGGGCCGAGATCACACCAGGCGACGCCTGGTTTACGGGCTGCACAGTCCCGAGCATCACCAACCCGCAGGGGGTCCGCCTATGGGAGAACCCGTTCTCGCCGGCTGGCGTGACAGCCGAGCCGGCGGGCCCAGCCCTACCGATCGGAGCGCCCTGATGACTGGACGAGCGGCGCCAGCATGGCGTCATGGGGCATCCCATCAAGAGGAGGCCTGACGATGCTGCTAGCCATTGCCACCGGCGCCCTGTGCGCCGTTTTTATCGCTTGCATGCTGAAGGCAAGCAAAAAGCAGAAGCCACAGCGCATCAGCCCGGAGCTGGCAGCGCTGCTGCGCATGAATCCACGGACGAGGGAGGCCAAGTTGGCTTACCTCAAGGCGCTGCAGGAATACGCCCGCAAGGGCAGTGCGGAGGACCTGAGTGGACCGCCCTAGTCAATTTGCCTGCCTGATGCGCGAGCTGCGCAACGGAACCGGTAGCGGCCAGCTGGGTTTGCTATCGGTTGAGGTGCTGCTGCACGTTGCTGAACAACCGCGAACCATCGAGCAGTTGGTACAGCTGACGAAGGCAAGAAATGCCCACGTCAACCGGGCGGTGCTCAAGCTGACGCCCTGGTACGACAAGCAAGCCGGACAAGTGCGCATACCTGAGCTGCATCTGCTGCAGCGCAGGCGGCGAGCGCAAGCCCGCGGATACCGGATACACCTCACCCGCAAAGGGCGGGAACTCCTCGGCCGCGTAGGATTTCCACATTCCATGTAGAGACGCTGAGAACTCGTATGACCGACCGCGCCTCAACTGCAGCACTTGCGATGTCGCTGTGCTTGCCAGGACTAGGGTGCTGGCATCATTTTGCCTTGCACTCCCTGCAAAATCCCGCCAAACCTCGTATGAGGCTTGAGGTGACAAGGGAGCAACAGCCACCACCACGACCATGGATTTGGATCAACTGGAGCGAGCTTTCGGCGTTTTTGGGACGCTGGATCCGGGCTCGCTTCCGCTCCACCACGCTCAGGTATTCCTGTTCATCGCGCAGCAGGAGTCCTGCACCTACCGGGACATCGAAACCCGGTTTGGACTGAGCAACGCATCGGCCAGCCGAATCGTGAACTCCCTGGGGGAGCACGCCAACCACCGCAAAACCTGCCTAGGCCTGATTGAGGTCTTCATTGACCCAGCCGAAGGCAGGCGATACCGAGTGCGGCTCACGAAAAAAGGACTGGCCATCAAGCGGGCCATCGAAGGGCTCGCGTAACCACGACCCTCAAGCGTTCCAAGCAGAACGCCTTAAGCCATGAACGCTCCCAGCTCCTGGAAGATCACCAGGCGCCAGAGCGGCCAATGGGTGCTGAACCTTGTCTACCCAGGTGGCCGCCGCAGGCAGTTGTCCTGCGACAGCAAGAAACACGCTGAGCAGCGCCTAGCAGAGGCCCTGAAGGCCATCGAGAAGCCGCCCGCCCCGTGCCACGGCTTCACCCTTGGCGACACGCTGCCGCACCTGGAAGAGCGCTATGCGGGCAAGGTCAGCGAGCGGACCTCTCTGGATTACGCCAGGCAGGTGATCAACGTCCTGGGGCACCGGACTCCCGTGCAGGAGATCCAGGTCAAGGACGTGCAGCGGATGATCGCCCACTTCCAGCGCAACGGGAACCAGGCCTCAACCATCAACGCCAAGATCAGCAAGCTGCGGTTGATGCGGGAAATCGCCGTGATTCATGGCGGTGTTCAGTCCCTGCCGCCAATACCCAGGAACCTGCCCGTCCACAACCTGCAGGACCGGGTCTGGAGCGATGAGGAGATGCGGCTGGTCTGCCACGACCTGGCCATGCGGGAGAAGCGCCAGGAGGCGGCCATGGTCGTTTTCCTGGGGGAAATGGGTTGCAGGTTCAGCGAAGCCGCCCGGCTCAAGGGGGTGGACGTGAACGCCGAGCGGGGCACCGTGCGGTTCTTCAAGCCCACCAAGGACAACAAGGAGGGCAACCGGGTGCTCAGGCTCACGCCAAGGGCTTTAGAAGCCGTGCAGCCCTATCTGCCGCCCATGCCGCAGATGAGGGTTTGGACCCTCAAGTACAACCAGCTGGAGTATCAGGTCGACAAAGCGCTAGCCCGATGCGGCATCGACATGCCAAGGGCAATTCATACCCTGCGCCACACGGTCGGCAGCAGGTTGGGCAACAACGGCGAACCGCTGCTCAAGATCATGGCCTGGCTCGGCCATCACGAAACATCGACCTGCGAGCGCTACATCCACATGCGCACCGACCATCTGGACTCTTGCTACGAGATCCTTTCGCAGGGCCGCGGCTAAGGCCTGGCCTACTGTTGCCCGGCCCAGCTGGGCACTGGGGGATTAGCTATCTGGTGAAAGCACCCGACTCATAATCGGAGTCAGGCCGGTTCGATCCCGGCATCCCCCATCCGAATCCGCTCAATTCACAGAGCGAGAAAAATTGCCGCAAGTTCCCGCAACTTGCCTGCAACTTGCGAGCAGATCCCTTTTGCCACAAGGGGTGTTCCGCACTCATAATCCGATCAACCAGGCCTTGCGACCTCGTAGAGCAAGTTATACACAGCGTTCCATGGGTGCTTTAGCTGGCTCTCCGCCCCCGTAGCGAATAACTTGCCTCTGCAAGTCACTTGCGTGCAAGTTGCAAGTTTTTCGCACCCCTCAAGACGAGCAGCTCGCAAGACAGGAGAAAGACAAGCGCCGGGCGCAGGAGGCCCACGCCAGTGGGCAGCGCCGCCTGCGTGAGCTCGGCAAGGAATCGGCCCTGCCGTACGGCCAGCGGCTTTACAGCGTCTGCCTGGAGGCCCTAGCGGGGGCGCTGGAAAGCGAGTTCGAGGACTTCCTGCTGGCCCCTGACAAGGCCCGGCCGTTCGCCGCGGCCATGCCCTACTTCGATGGCTTCAAGGGGGTGCATCACATTGCTGCAGTTGCCCTGGTGGCAACGCTCGACCAGCTCAGCCGCAAGCAGCGGATGGCCACGTTCTGCCAGAACCTGGGCAAGGCGGTGGAGGACGAGACCCGCCTGATGCGGCTGGAGAACAAGAGCCCGCTGGAGCTGCGCCGCTTGATGCGCCACGGCATGAGCCGCCGCAAGATCGCCAGCAAGGAGGTCATGGCCCAGCTGGGCTGCCCGGCCCCGGCGTGGAACGACATGGCCCGGCTGCAGGTGGGGCAGTTCCTGCTGCACCACATCCACGCATCAACCGGGCTGGTGAAGGTGGTCAAGCACCGGGTCGGCAGGGGCTACCCGTTCTTCGTGCTGCCCAGCGAGGAGGCTGAGCAGTTCATCCGCGAGTGCCCGCGTGGCACCTACAAGGCCTCGCACAGCGCCATGGTCTGCCCGCCTGAGCCATGGCCTGGGCTGTATGGCGGCGGCGTGCTGGGCAACCAGGAGTGCCTGATCCGGGTGCCGATCCAGGACAACGAGGAGAAAGACAGCAGCGCCATCGAGCACTACCGCCGCGCTGACCTGTCGGCCTTTGTCACCGCGGTCAACCACCTGCAGGCCGCGCCCCTGGTGGTGGACAGGGAGATGGTGGAGCTGCAGCGCACAGCCTGGGAGAATGGCATCGAGGGGTTGTATCCCTGCCGCAGGGCGCCCATGGAGGTGCCAGAGCGGTTGGGCAGTGAACCCACGGCAGAGGAACTGCGGGCCCGCAACCGGCTGGCGGCCATGGCCCACCGGGACAGGGAGCAGAACAGGACCAGGCGGATCAAGATTGAGCGGGCGCTGCAATCAGCCGAGGAGCTGGCTGGCCGCACCGTCTGGCAGGCCTATCACGCTGACCACAGGGGCCGCATTTACAGCGGGAACAAGTACGTCACCCATCAGGGGCCTGACTACGAGAAGGCGCTGCTGTCGTTTGAGCAGCAGGCCCCGGCCACCGACGATGGCATCGACTGGATCCTTAAGGCCGCGGCCGGTCACTACGGGCTGAGCCGCAGCTACTGGAGTGAGCGCCTGCGTTGGGGGCAGCAGCACAAGGACCAGATGCTGGCCGCTGCGGCTGACCCGCTGGGGCGGCTGGAGCTGTGGCGCTCGGCCAAGGACCCCTGGCAGTTCCTGCAGATGTGCAAGGGCCTGCAGCAGGCTCTGGAAACAGGCGCCACCGGTGTGCCGATCCGGTTTGACCAGACCACCAGCGGCTGCGGGATCCTGGCCACGCTGGTGCGGGACGCCAAGGTCGGCCGGCTGTGCAACCTGTTCGGCACAACCCCTCGGGACCTGTACTCCGTCATCGCCGAGCAGGTGGTCCGGCGTCTGACCGTGGACCTGGAGATGGGGGACGAGCGCAGCAAAGCCCTGGCGGAGCTCTGGCTGGGCCGCGGCATTGACCGTGGCCTGGTCAAGGGGCCAATCCTGGCCACGCCCTACGGCGGCTCCTACATGAGCCTCTGCGACAGCTTGGTGGACGCGCTTGATGAGCACCTGGGCTATGTCCCACTGGACGAGTTCGCCTTCCGGGTGGCCATTCCAGCCAAGTACCTGGCCAGCCACCTATGGGCTGAGCTCAAGGCGGTGGTGCAGCCCTGCATCGAGGTCAAGACCTGGCTCAAGAAGTCTTGCCGGCTGGTCATGAGCGCTGGGCACCCGTTTGAGTGGACCACGCCCATGGGCTGGCCGATGCGGCTAGCTGACCGGGAACCCACTAAGCGCAAGGTGCAGACGCTGATGTTCGGGCGAAAGATCAGCCTGACCATTCAGGACCAGCCCGTCGATTCCCCGCTGTCCGCCACACAGGCCAACAAGGGTATCGGGGCCAACTTCGTCCATGCTTTTGATGCTGCGCTGTGCCAGCAGGTCATCTACAGGGCCGGGGAGCTTGGCATGCCATTGCTGACAAACCACGACTGCTTTGCGACTCATACGAACGACGCGACGGTCCTTCATACGATGTTGCACAGCGCCTTCCGGGACATGCACAGAACCAACTGGCTGCAGGTCGCTCGGGAGGAAATCCAAATGAATACTGGGGTCTCACTCTCAGATCCGCCTTATATCGGGACCCTGCAGCCAGGGCTGCTGGGTACAAATCCATACCTGTACTCATGAGACTCCCGTACGACCTCTACACCCCCGTGGAATACGAGGTAATTTCTGTGGGCCCCATGACCACGACCAGATGCCCAAGCTGCTCGTTACCCCTCTGGCGGAGTGCCGCTGGTTCAAGCTCCTAGGCGAAGCCCGGGAAAACAAGTTCGACCCCAGCAAGCCGCCCACTTGGAGCGTTGAGCTGGTCCTCGATAACGACAACAAGACCCACATGGCGTGGATCGAGGAGATGGAGCTCATGTACAAGGAGTTCCACGGCGAAACCAAAAAGTCCAATAACTGGTTCCCCGCCAAGCCTGATCCAGACTCACCGCGTTCACGCACCGTGGTCAGCTTCAAGCTGCCAATGTGGACCCGCAAAGACGGCACCGTCAGCGAGGGCCCCTCTGTTTTTGATGCCGCCCGCAATCCATGGGACGCCAAGCGCCTAGTGGGCAACGGGTCCAAGGTGATCATCGGCTTTGACATCTACGCCTGGCCCAGCCGCGGCACAGGTGCCGGCCTGACGTTTCAGCCCAAGCAGGCCCAGGTGGTCGACCTTGTGGAGTACGTCAGCGAGGAGAAGAAGTCGGAGTGCGTTTTTGAATCCGTGCCCGGTGGCTTCGTGGACGACAGCTGCGTGTTCAATGCAGTCGATTGACATGCACCTGCCGCTGGCGCCTAAGTCCAAGGCTCGCCCGCGCACATACATGGGCCAGGCCAGGCCCTACATGGAAGCGGCTTACAAGGACTGGATCAAAAAAGCCAGGGCCTTGATGGGAGAGCACTGGACCCTGCCTCCCCTCGATCACATCAACTGCTTGGTTGTCACCTTCTACGGGCCAGCCCGTGGCGACCTCGACAACAGGCTTGGCGCTCTACTCGATGCAGGCAATGGCCTGATCTGGGCAGACGACAACGTGAAGGTGATCGGGACGGTCGCAATGAAGTGGCGCAAAAGCTCACTTAAAGACGCACACATCAACTTCACCGTCATTTGGCAATGATCAAATGCCCTCACTGCGGATCGGTCGATTCCACCGTTTCGTACACCTACAACAAGCCGGAGTATGTCCTGCGGCACCGTCGATGCCGGGGTTGCGGTGCCGACTATCACACCCATGAAGTCCTCGCCGTCAATGCTGGAAAGTCCCGTGGCTTCATCCTCGATCTCCCGCTTCAGCAAGGAGTCGAGGAATGAATCTCGGTTTATTGGCCATGGGGCTTGCTCTTGCGGCAGCAGTGACGGCCTTGCGATCTACACCGACCACACCTACTGCTTCGTCTGCAACGCCTACACCAAAACCACGGAAGAAGTCCGACCCACCCGATCGGACCCTATTCCGCCAATGACCACGCTCACCATTGAGGCGTGGACGGATCAGTCCTACAGGGGGCTGTCCAAGCGGGTGCTGGAGCAGTACGGGATCCTGCGCACGGCAGATGGCGTGGTCTTTCAGTACCGGGATGCTGCGGGCAAGGTCATTGCCCAGAAGTTCCGCTCGGATGACAAGCGCATCAGCTGGAAAGGTGACGCCAAAAACGTGGTCGGCTTCGGCCATCACCTGGCTAACCCCAGCCATCACGACGCGATTGCCATTTGCGAGGGGGAATTTGATGCGCCTTCGATTTACGCCGCCAGCAACGGCAAGGTCGTTGGCATCTCTGTTCCCAACGGTGCGCAGTCAGCTGCTGCCTGGGTGCGCAAGCACCTCGACCAGTTCAACCAGTTCAAGATCGTCTACATCGCCACCGATAACGACGAGCCAGGCGAGGCCGCGGCCAGCGCCCTTGTGGAGCTGTTTGAGGCCGGGCAGGTGCGTCGCGTGGTGTTCCCCTGCAAGGACGCCAACGATTGCCTACAGGAGCTCGGCGGGCAGGCCGTCAAGGAATCCATCTACGCCGCAAAGCAGCTGCGGCCTGATGGCATCAAGCCAGCATCGGCCTACGAGGGCATCGTCCTCAAGCCGGCGCAGCGCACAGCGCTCAACTGTGCGTTCACCTGGTGGAACCAGAAGACACCCTTTTACGACAACCAGCTGATCGTGCTGATCGCTGGCTCAGGCATTGGCAAGACCACCTTTGCCCGGGCGCTGGCGCTCCATGACATGGAGAACGGAATCAAGGTCGGCTGGATTGGCCTTGAGGAAACAGCAGAGGAGGCGATCTTTCGCTTCGTCGGCATGGCGGCAGGCCTCCAGCTGCACGCCCGGCAGTCCTACGCAGGTCTGACGGATCAGCAGCTGCAGCACATTGCGCAGGCCGACAAGTTCGTCACCGGCTCCGGGATGCTTGAGCTGTTCGATCACTTCGGCTCGCTCGACGAGAACGTGATCTTGCAGCGAATGAACTACATGGTTCGCTCGCTGGGATGCCAGCACATCTACCTCGATCACCTGACGATCATTGGCTCCGGCCTGGCGCAGGACGTTCGGCAGCTGGATGCGCTGATTACCAAGATTCGTTCCTTCATTGCGGCCACCAAATGCACGGTGTTCGCCATCAGCCACCTAAACCGCGGCAGCAGCCAGGTGAAGAACATGGAAGACGGAGGTGTCCCTGAGCTGCATGACATCAGGGGTTCACATTCCGTGGTTCAACTGGCAGACACCATCTGGGCCCTGGGCCGCAAACGCGGCACGCAGCTGACCCACTCCTACTGCCTCAAAAACAGGATGCTCGGCCGATGTGGCTATGCAGGCTCTTTCGTCTTCGACGAGGAAACACAAGCGCTGGAACAGAAATGGGAAGACCAGGTACTGAGCTGATCAGCTGGAAGCAGCTGGGCAAGGGCCAGGCAGTCCACTTCTACACAGCGGACGGATGGAGAAAGGGCCATGTCTCCTACGTCAACACCAACTCCGCCACGGTCCTTTGGGATCAGGGCTCTACCCAACGGAACACCAATGTCTACGACCTCCGAAACATTCGACTCAACGACGCCGGACCCAAACGATCGGCAGCTTGACCTCTCGCTTGGCGTGATCAAGCGGCTGCTGGAGTTTGCCTACGCCCACTACAACGACGCCTACAAGCACGATGCCAAGCACTTGGTCACCTACTGGGACGGCTACATCCGCGCCTGCCAGCACATCCTTGAAGCGGAGAAGGAGTAATGAGTTGGATGGTCCCCGGCCGCCTGCCTCAAGAAGGTCCTGAGCCAATCCTCGGAGCTGGGGTCAGCCGCCCGCATGAGCACGAAAAGACCAAGCCATTCCGGCTTGAAGTCAAACGCCCTGGCACGCAGCCCATGCGCGTGACAATCCCCGCCGCCACCAGGGCAAAGGCAGTCCGGTACTGCAAAAACCGCTGGCCCGACGCAACCGTCACACCAATCAAATGACCCTGCTCAACAACCTGACCGACCTCTACTGGAGCCTGGGTGAGTACAGCATTGACGATCGCCGGCGGATGAAAGCCGTTGTGCATGAGATCAGCTCGATCATCCGCACCTGGGCGCCAGACCCAGGGCAAGCACGCATCTGCCACCTGGCAATCAACGAGATCGCCGATCGTCTGTTGCTTGAGGTGGAAGACCCGCAGCGCAAGGTCGATGAGAGCTGACCTGCCCTGCCCTAAGTGCGGCAGCCACAACGTCACCGTTGTACTCACCAAGACCGTCAGGCGCGGCTTCCGCATCCGCCGCAGGCACTGCCTGAGCTGCAGCCACCGCTATTACACCGCTCAACCGCCAGAGCACGTCATTGCTGGCACGAGCGCTTCCTTCCACCCCCTCTACCCCTGGTACGCACCATGCGAATCATCGTCGACGCGGAAACCTTCTTGTTCCGCTGCATAGCAGGAGCCGAATACGAGACCGAATGGGCCCCCGACAAGTGGACCTATGAGGTTGACCTGTCTCAGGCCAAGGACGCCTTTGACCAGGAGATGGCTCGCATTCAAGACATCATTCCGCAGACCCCGGTGATCCTTGCCTTTGGGGACATCAGCAACTTCCGCTACGCCGTCTACCCCCAGTACAAGGCCAACCGCCGCAAGCAACGCCGCCCTGCTGGGTTTGCTGCTTTGAAGGACTGGGCCCGCAAGACCTGGGTGTCCCATTCCTTTCCTGGCATTGAGGGCGATGACGTGGTTGGGATCATGGCCAGCGGCCGCGACATCATCGTCAGCCGGGACAAGGATCTCAAGACCATTGCTGGGATGCACCTCACCGGGGACGAGCTGGAGACCATCAGCCAGCAGCAGGCCGACATGGCTTTCTTCACCCAGGTGCTGACGGGCGACACCACTGACGGCTACCCCGGCTGCCCCAAGATCGGCCCGAAGAAAGCTGCGCAAATCCTGGAAGGCTGCAAGGACGAAAAACAGTTCTGGACTGCGGTTGTCATTGCCTACGAGGACAACGGCAGCAACGCTGAAACCGCACTGCAGATGGCCCGCTGCGCTCGCATCCTTCGCCGCGGTGAATACGACGAGCAGAAGGAGAGGCCAGTGTTGTGGGAGCCCCCTACCTTGTAAGTGATACGGGGGCGTAATGAAGCTCACCACTCAAGGCTTTGCCAACTTCTTCGCCTACTACCAAGGCGAACCCACGCAGAAGCGCGGCGTAGAGCTCCTCTACCTGACGCTGGCCTCCAAGTGCCCCGAGCTCCTGGAGGACGACGCCGACTGGATCGAGACCTATCGGCAGAAGCCTGTCTTCGCGGTGGGTAACCCGCTGCCCGTGGAATACATGAGCCAGCTGGACAACGGCCCTGAAGGCTGGCGGCAATGCCAGACCAGCAGCATCGCCATGTGCCTCCGCTACCTGGGGGCTCGCATCCCAGCCACCGGCCAGCGCCTGGATGACGACCTCAAGTACCTGCCGTTCGTCAAAAAGCACGGCGACACCACCTCAGCTGTTGCCCACCAGCAGGCACTGACCGAACTGGGTGTGCGCCACCGATTCAGGACCAACCTGCACAAGCAGGACCTGATCCGGGAGATCGACAAGGGCTATCCGGTGGCCATTGGCGTGCTGCACCACGGCCCCGTGTCGGCCCCCAAGGGCGGCGGGCACTACATCGTGCTGCGCGGGTACACCGAGACCCACGCCCTGGTGCATGACCCCTACGGCTCCATTGATCTGGTCAATGGCGGCTGGGCCAAGACGGGCACAGGCACCGGCAAGAACGAGCAGTACAGCTGGAAAAACCTGCTGCCCCGTTGGGACATCGACGGCGGTGGCTGGGGCTGGACGTTCAGCTGATGAAACGCGACACCCTCCGCCTACCTGGCGCCATGTCCGTTGAAACCGGCAGGGACTGGAACGGACGTTTTTACATCGCCTATGGAAAGCAGGCCAGTGTGTTCGTGCGTTGCCCAAAAGAGCTCCGCAAGTTCCTGAAGCTCTCCCTCAGCACCGCCAGCAGGGCTGCGCTCGACAGCTGGCTGGAGTCCCTGCAGGCAACTGAAGCCGATGCCTCAGACGTGGCTGCGTGACGCCTGCCAGGCCTCACCCAGGTTCTCTGCTGCCTCCTTGGCAAACCAGCGGGCAATGGCTGTCTGTTGATGCCAGAGCGTGTTCAGCAGCAGCGCTGCATCCATCAGCCCGTCTAGGTCGTCGTCGTCATACAGCTCCTGCAGCGTCCGCTTGATGGCTTCCTGGCGGAACTCCAGCTCCTGGCTGACGATGAAAGGCTCCACGCCTACCTCTTGGCCAAGGGCCCGACGATCCCTGCGAGGATCTCGACCACTCGGTACAGCTTCACCACCACGCGCCGGGCTGAACCGAGGGCCTCGTCGTCCTTGGGGGTGGGCGTCAGATTGACGATCACAAGCGCCAATCCGTGCAGCGCTACCACCAAGGCGACGTACTGAGCGAATTGATCCATAACGCAGGGATCTGACCGCCCAACGCTACGGGGTTGTAACGGTCTGTCAAACGTGCTGGTTGGGCGCCTCAAGCCGAGCAACACGCTGCTCTATCGAATTGAGCCGGCTGAACGTCTCCCGGCGGTCGGCCTTGATGTCCACATGCAGCTGCTCAAGCCGTGTAGCC